AGCACGACCATTGTGCTGTAACAATGGCGCATGTTAATAAATGGGTTAATGTAAAGGTGACTGACACCTATTCGCAGCCAGCTCCAATAGTAGAAGTTGATGCTGTAAGATACTGGACTCCAACCCCAGACAAATCAGTTGACTTTACAGAAGTTAAAGACTACATCCTTTCTCTTAAAACTAGAGGCTTTAACATAGCAATATGCACCTTTGACAGATGGAACTCTCATGACATGATGCAACAACTAAAACAATATGGTATCAATACAGAGATTCTGTCTGTCGCTAAAAAACATTATGATGATATGGCAATGATTGTAGCGGAAGAAAGGCTTATTGGTCCACATATACCCCTGCTTATAGATGAGCTTTGTCAGCTTAGGATTATGAGAGATAAGGTAGACCACCCAAGAAAAGGATCTAAAGACTTGGCGGATGCTACATGTGGAGCAATATTTAATTCAATCAGCAGAACAAGGTTTGATAATAATCAAGAAATAAATATACATACATACGAATCAATGAACTATGATAATGACTTTGGGGCCAAAGATGACCCAGACACAACATCTTATAACATGATTAGGGCGCCAAGAATGCCTGAAGGTTTGAGAGAAGCAATGGACAGGATGCAAATACTATGAGCGAATATCAAGAGATGGCAAGGCAGTGTAAGTGTTGCACAAAGCATGTGCCTTTGCCAACCGTAATGAAGACATACAATGGGCTAATCGTATGCCCAACAACACTACAAAATATAATAGAGTACAACAGGCTGTGGGAGACTTTCGGATCAAGACCTATGGGCAGTATTAGAAAACATTTCTCCGAGTACGTACAGCAAATTGTAGAAAATCAATATTCAAATAAGGAAGGTATTAATGGAAATACTTGAACCATTTTTAGGACTCCGCATATATAAAAATGCCATGCCTAACCCTAAAGATATACCAAAAAGACTTGAAGAGTTGCTATCAGTTAACCCAACTGAAATATTTAAATGGAACGATGTAGCCGTTTCGTTTCGAAAAAAAGATCACAGCGTTAGAAATTGTGTAGACCATAAGGTAAATAAATTAAGCTTTAAGCTAATGTCTGAAGATAAAAAAGATTTAGAGATTGTATGGCAAGAGACAAAAGATGCAATAGTAGTATGTTTAAATGAATACATGGAACAGTTTGTAAATACACCGCCATTAAACTATATGGAATCAATTAATTTTATAAAATATGAACCTGGCGCTTATTTTAAATCACATGTAGACCACGGACCATCTTACTCTTCTGTAGTTTCTTGTGTTGTATATTTTAATGATGATTTTGAAGGCGGAGAGTTATCCTTCCCATATTTTGATAACTATACATATAAGCCAGAAGCTGGTGATATATTATTTTTTCCATCTAATATTATGTATCTTCATGAAGCAAAAAGTGTAATTTCTGGCACAAAGTATTCTGCAGTTACAATGTTTGATTTTAATGATATAAACCATAGATTGCAAACTGGTGACAGGACCCCAGCAGTAAAAAACTATTGACAAATCTAATTTATATTATATACTTAACAAACTAGCGACAGTAGCTTAGTTGGTTAAAGCCCCGAACTCATAATTCGGTAATCGTAGGTTCGAGTCCTACCTGTCGCACAATCCCTTCGTAGCTCAGAGGATAGAGCGAGGCTCTTCTAAGGCCTGCGTCGCACGTTCGAATCGTGCCGAGGGGGCGTCGCCCCCCTAGCCCAGCGGTAGAGGCAGTGGACTTAAAATCCATACAGCACTGGTTCGAATCCAGTGGGGGGCACAAAGCTTCTATAGCTCAGCTGGTAGAGCAGCAGACTTTTAATCTGCGGGTCGTTGGTTCGAAACCAACTGGAGGCACTAAATGGTATACTAATACTTTAATACCAAATATACAATAGGAGAAGTAAAATGGCAGCAGAACAGGGTACGGCAGCAAGATTAGTAGAGGTAGCACTAGCAGAAGTTGGCACTATCGAAGGTCCAAAAGAAAATGAAACGAAGTATGGTAAGTTTACAAAATCAAACTTTCAACCATGGTGCGGAAGTTTCTGTATGTGGGTGGCAGATCAGGCTGGCGTAAAGATTCCTAACACGGTTTACACACCAGCAGGAGCACAGGCATTTATTAAAGCAGGTGCATGGCAGATGGCAGAAGTAGCAACACCAGAAGTAGGAGATATTGCCTATTTTGATTTCCCATCAGATGGCGTCGATAGAATTTCTCATGTAGGAATTGTTGTCGCAGTCAATACTGACGGAACGGTAGATGTTGTAGAAGGAAATACATCTTCAGATAAGAAGGGCGATCAAAGAAATGGTGGAGAGTGTTGCCTTAAGAATCGTGCTTACAAAAAGAAGAACGGATCAAAGCTTCGCAGAAGCCAAATCGTAGGAATTGTTGGATTTGGAAGACCATCATTTGGCAAGCCAGTAGTTAAAAAAACAGCAGCTCCAGCAAAGAAATCTGTAGTCAAGAAGACTAAGTAATGTACGAGTACTACGTTAGAAAAGTAGAAGGTGTAGTCGATGGGGATACAATTGATGTCCTCATCGACCTAGGCTTTGACATACTATTTGCATCAAGAGTAAGACTTGCTGGTATAGACACCCCAGAATCAAGAACTAAAGATTTGGCTGAAAAAAAGCTAGGACTTGAAGCAAAAGAGTATTTAAAATATAAGATAAAAGATGCCAAATCTGTTAAAATTAAAACAGAAAAAATGGACTCTTCTGAAAAATATGGAAGAATCCTAGGCTGGATATTTATTGATGACCAGACAACTTCAATTAATGAGCAGATGATTTCAGATGGTTATGCCTGGGGATATCTTGGAGATACTAAGGTCAAGGACTTTGAAGCACTTGCTAAAGCAAGAGCAAAGTCTAAAAAATAACTTGCAATCTTAGTTATCTAAATGCTATAATAGATTAGTACCTGCCAAAAGGGGGTACTAATTTAACTCGCTTAAAAGGAGCACAAAATGGTAACACAGTTCGCCATGGATCTTTTCAAAGATCCATTTTTTATTGGTTTCAACCGAGAGTTGGAACGATTCAATAGTCTTAGTAAAGTAAATAATACAGCATTTCCGCCGTATGATTTATTGAAGTTAGACGAAGACAACTACCAGCTATCGCTGGCAGTTGCTGGATTTACAAGAGACGATTTAACTGTATCAATTGAAGACGGAAGTCTTTGGATTACAGGTGAAATTACAGAAGTAACAGATGCAGAGGTTGTCCACAAGGGAATTGCTGCACGTAAGTTCACAAGAATCTTTGAACTAAGTGAATACATGGAAGTTTCAAATGTAGAGCTAAAAGACGGAATGCTACACATTCTTGTTGTTAGAAATCTACCAAAAGAAAAACAACCTAAAATTCTAAAAATTAAATAATGTTGAGACCTGAGTATGTCCTAAAACTGCTCACTACATAATTGGAGTACAGTGGGATATATTAATGAGGATCGTGGTCTTGATGGAAGAAATCATGATACAGCTGTCCTGACTGCGGAGTTTACAATAGGACTTGCTATTGCTTCTTATAGAGGCATACCAATGTATTTAGAAAATCAGCGAAATCATAAATGGATATTTAGCCAACAGCAGAGCCTTGATGGGAAAATGATTGCTGTAATTGGAAATGGCCATATTGGTAAAAGAATTCAAGCAATTAAATCATTTGCCCCAAGAGCTCAGGTAACTAATTTCTCAAGAACTGGTAGTGAAGGCTCATTAATTATAGATAAGTTCTTCCCAATGCTAGAAAGATTTGATATAATTATAGTATTAGCAGAGCTAAATGATTCAACTCGAAACATGTTTAATAAAGATGTGTTTTCAAGAATGAAAAATGGATCTCTATTTATAAATATGAGCAAGGGTCCCATTGTAAATACAATGGACTTAGTAGAAGAGTTACATAAAAATAGAATATTTGCTGCAATTGATCAGGTTGATCCAGACCCACTTCCAGCAGACCACCCTTTATGGGATTGTCCGAATCTCATACTAACACCACACGTAGCGAGTAATGCAAAATAATGCCAGTATACGAATACAAATGTTCATATGACGAAGCTCATGCTTCAATGTCCATACACAGATCAATCAAAGATGACGATCCAGGATACACTTGTGTAGAGTGTGAATCAGAAATGATAAGATTTTTTACTCCATTTGGCATACAGTTTAAAGGTAATGGTTTTTACAAAACAGATAATCCTAAGTAGTTTAAACTAACATTCTGCTATAATTAACAGGTAAGCAAAAATATTGCATTACCTGGGGGTCCCTTAGTTGACTAAGAAGTTAAGAATATTTACAGCCTTCCTACTCTCAGTGGGTTGGCTTTTTGCTGGTCCCTCCCAAGCTAATGCTGCAGACACACTAATAAACGGATCCTTCTCGTCAACTGGCGGAGGATGGTCTGGAGCAAATATTACTGGGGCTGTAAATAATAATGATGCCTGCGCTGATGCTGGACCAAGCCTTGGAGTTTGGCAAGAGAATGCTTTAGTTATGTCATACGGCACAGACAGGCCAGTCACACAAGTAGTAGTAATATCTCAACCTTCATCTGTAGTATTTACAGTAAATGCTCGGAACAGATCAGATGTTCCTGGGGCACAAGCAACAATTAGACTTCAAGACTCTAATCAAAATAATTCAACAGGCGGCAACTATTCTACTAGTGGAATTAATAAAACGCTAACAGTAACAACCACATCTCCAAATGAAAATGTAACAATAACAATAAGCGGAACAGACGGATTAGGCTGGGCTGGATGCTACGGAACTATCTTTACTAATGCCTCTTTATCTGTGACACCAACAGTTGTTAAAACCATTGGAGCCCCAAGAAATTTAACTATATCTAGCAATGAAACATCAACCGTCCTGTCCTGGCAAGCACCAGATACTGGTAACACACAGCCAGAAAGATATGCTATAAGTTTTAATTGCTCTGGGTGTAATGGCTGGGGAATTGCAACTGGAAATGTTGGCGGACCAAATTCTTTAAACACAACAATTACAATTGATCACTCCTTGTTAGACGGACTTCGCCCTGCAGGAACCGTATGGTCATTCCATATTAGATCAGATAACGACACGTTTGCTCTTTACTCTGCAAACTCAAATGTTGTTACTGGGTCTACATATGTAGCACCAACCCCCACACCAGAGCCTTCACCGACACCAACCCCCACACCAACCCCAACACCAGAACCTAGTCCAACTCCTACGCCTACACCAACTCCTACACCAACTCCCGAACCTTCACCAACGCCCGTTACAACAACGACTCCAGATCCAGGGCCAGTTACAGTAGCACCGACTGGGCCAACTGAAGCAGAAATTGCAGCACAGGCAGCAGCACAGGCAGCAGCACAGGCAGCACAGGCAGCAGCAAATGCCGCAGCGTTAGCAGCAGCACAGGCACAAGCCGAAGCACAAATTGCAGCAACAACCGCAGCGCAAGCAGCAGCGCAAGCAGCAGAAGCAGCAAGAATAGAGGCTGAAACAGCAGCATTAATTGCACAGCAAGCAGCAGCAGCAAAAGCAGAGGCTGATAGAATTGCTGCAGAAGAAGCAGCTAAAGAAGCAGCAAGAATTAAAGCAGAGGCGGAACTAAAAGAAAAGGCTGACCGTGAAGCAGCGGAGATTGAAGCAGCAAGAATTAAAGCAGAAGCAGAAGCCAAAGAAGAAGCAGATCGTATTGCAGCAGAAGTTAAAGCAGCAGAAGAAAAAGCAGAAGCAGAGGCTAAGGCAGAGTCTGATCGTATAGAAGCAGAGCGTATAGCGGAAGAAAAAAGAATTGCTGAAGAAGCAGAAGCAGAGCGTATAGCAGCAGAAGAAGAAGCAATTGCAGAAACAAAGAAAGAAGCAGAGGCTAAAGCACTTGCAGAAGAAGAAAAAATTGCAGAAGAGTTAGCGGCAATTAAAGAAGAAGAAGAAAAGGTTGTCGAAGAAATAGAAAAAGCTGTAGAGTCTGGTAAAGAATTAACTGAAGAGCAAAAAGATATTGTAGTAGCGGCATTAATAGAAACATTGGCACCAGGAGAATCAATTTCAGTAGCAGAAGTTGTAGCAGCTGGGGTTGAACTTAAAGATTTGCCACCAGATACTCCAATTGAAGTTAGAACATCAGAGTCTGGCGAAGTTTTAATTATTACCGCTGAGGTAGCAGCAAATATTGAATTAGTTACAGATCCAGGAGCATTGGTAGAAGCAATATTTACAGATCCACAGGCAGCACTTGCTGCTATTGGAAGCATAGGCGCTGACATGACGGATGAGGAAAGAACAGAAGCAACCGAGATGGTTGTAGCAACAGTTGTAGCAACAGGTGCAGCATTGAATGCTGTAAGTGCCGCTACAGGAACCACTGGAGGATCCACAGGCAGTAGTTCTGGAGGATCAGGTGGTGGAGGAGCCTCTGGCGATTCCAAGGGAATAAGGAGAAGAAGACCATGATAAAGAAAATAATAAAAGATATGATAGATCAACTTTGGACACTTCTAGGTATGTTTATTGCCTGGGTAGTCCTTGATGGTTCTGCAAAAACAGTAGTAGGTTATGCAATTGTAGGTACATTAATTGCATGGGGAATTACATACCCAATTAGAAATAAAGAATGGGATGAAGAATAATGGCAAAGGCATATATTGAAGAGCCAACACAGGTAGGTTCAGGAGCAATTGCAAACATTAATAATATTGTAATGCGAATAATTGCAGTATTTGCTGCATCTGGATTATCCGTAATTGGAGCAGGAGCAATAGTAGGAATTGAAACCTACAAAGCAGTTATATTAGCAGGTACTCTTGGCGTTGCCACCGTAGTTGAAAGGCTTGCACGAGGTTTCCTAGACGACGGGAAATTAACGGTAGCAGAAATAAATGCTGCCTTCTTAGCAGTAGATAAAAAAGCTTCTAAGTAATGCTATAATTAGACTATGAATAAATACCGCATTAAATTAGATGTAGAGGTAGAGGTAGAAGCCTTTAATTCAGAAGATGCAGGCGAGTATATTCATGACATATTTAATATAGATGACGAAATTAAAAAAGTCAATATCGTTAAAATACAACAAAAGTAAATGCAGACAGCATTGACATATATTTTAAAAGCAGTGTATAATCGTACATAACGCTTTTTAAAGGATAGAATGAATATATATCAAGATGAAATAAATAGTTTGAATGAAAACTATAAGATATGGCTGTCCAACAACATAGAGCCTATGGTTGAATTTGAAACTCAATGGATGAAAGATAACGAATATACTTTAAATAACCACGGTCTTAGATGTGATAATTTTTATAAAATAGAAAATAAAAAAGATCACATACTTTTTGCTGGATGTGAGTATTCTTTGGCCATAAGCCATGAGGTGAAATTTTCTTGGGCTTACATGTTGTACAGCTACCTACTAGGATCCGTTGGCACGTACAGGAACATCTCCTATCCAGGAGCAAACCCAGAAAAAATTATTGCAAATTTAATTAAGTATGTTGATGCATATGGGGCACCATACAAAATGTTTGTTCTTATGCCAGAAATAATAAGAGATTATGGGTACTGGCCAGATGGCAAAGTTTACAAGCCAAAGATGTATAGACAGCTAAAAGGAAATGGTGGCGTAGAGCATAACGATGTTGCTATACCAAATGATGTTCCATTAAACTTATTGCTATTAAGATATGTAAGATCTATTAGAATTTTAGAGTCGTACTGCAGCGCCCTTGGAATAGATCTAATCTGGACAACATGGGACAGAGACTCGTCAGAAATACTATCACAAATGGACTTTAAGTACTTCTTCCCAGCACAGATTAACCCAGATGATCAAAATGATATATATAATCATTTTGTTAAACAGATTAAGGAAAATAGATGAGCGATCAAGATAATAAAATTTGGTCTTATTACGCCGAGGATTTTAACAAAATAGGTAGGCTTAAAGACAACGTAGTACACATTAAAAATTTTTTAGAACCAGAAGACTTGTTGGCCATCAGCAATTATTTAAAAACACACCAGGATGATCCAGAGTTTTCTGGTGGCAAAATGATAAATTTTGAAAAAGCCAGCCAGGAAAATCCAGAAGTTGCACAGCTTTTAATTAAATATGAAAAAAGAATATATGATGTTGTTGAAAAAAACTTTTGTCAAAAGTATAATATAAAGATTAAAAGAAAGCCTTGGGTCGAATTACATTTTATTAAATGGAGGCCAGGAATGGGCTCTAAACTACATTCAGACTGCCAGTATCCAAATGGGGATCCATTAATGAAGTCTAATTATTATAAATTAAACTTAACTGCATTGATATACCCAAATGAAGATTATACTGGTGGGGAAATAGGGTGGCCAGAATATGGAATAGAAATCAAGCCATCTGCTGGAGACCTTGCTGTGTTCCCAGCCAATAATGACTACTTACATTATGTTAATGATGTAATGACTGGCACAAGATACACTATGCCAATATGGTACACATTTGATAATGGCGCACCAGAAAAAGAAATGATCTACGACCCTGAAGCCTCAAAAAATTTATGGCTTAATGAAGGTGAAGACACAAATCAATTAAGATCCTATTGACATCACTTTGTCAATATTGTATAATTATAAAGATGGAATAAATGCTAAATTTAACAGAACAAGGTGTTGAAATATTTATCAAAAAATTTCAATCAAGCGTACAAAAATCTTTTTGGAACAACTATGATTTAGTTATATGGAAAAAAGATCACGGCGGGTACACAGATACAAAAGGCATGTATTATAACAATACATGGGGAAAGGCAGAAAAAATTTCTGTCGATAAAAAAGGAATCTGGAAACTGCCGAAAAAATATGTCAGATATTTTAAATAGCTTAGGTGTTGAGCAAGATAATATTAAATGGTGGGACCTAGCCCTTTGTCATGGGATGGACACTAATTTATTTTTTGATAAATACGAGTCAGATATAAATGTAGCAAAGAGTATTGACGAGGCATGCCTATCTTGCCCAGTCATAAAGTTATGTCATGAAAGTGGTGTAGAAAATTCAGACTACGGAGTCTGGGGCGGAATATACCTTGCTTCAGGGTCCACAGATAAAGCACGTAATGCACACAAAACAAAAGATATTTGGAAGCGAATAAGGGAAAAGCATGTTTATTGATAAGAATAAAAACCATTTTAAGTACGGAATTAACGAATGGACAGGTGAGCCAAATAAGCCAACGTTCTACACAAAAGAAATGGCGCTCAAAATAAGAGAACTTAAAAAACCTACTTCAACACTTGAAATGGATATAGTTAAGTACCCAGACTTTTTAGCAATCAGATTATATGAGAATAATTTTGCACAATACGACGGCTCAATGAGAGTCAGAGTTATAGAATATGTAGAAATGGTAAAGAATATCTTGGAATCATACGGAGTAAGAGTAGAGCTTGAAGGAAAGCCAGGAGGAAAAAATCATGGATAAAGTATTGTGTTATTCCTGCAATAAAAGCAAGAACGAGCTTTCGGCAAAGAAATCTGTTTTGCTACCAATAAATTTGTTGCTGTGTAAATCATGTACGGACAACAAATTAGAACCAAGATGGATAGTTATTTTAGCAGGAAGACAATATGGCTCTGATCATGTAAAAGAACATATTGCAAAAAAGAAGTATGTGGGCGTAGATATAACAGCCTCTGAGTTATTAATTTAATATAGATTGTACGGTATAATATTCATATAATGAATATTCCTCTAACTGAGATACTAATAACTCTCTTTGCAGCCGCTATAAGTGGGCTACTAACAGCACAGATAGGCGCTAGAAGGTCAAAAAAAGAAAAGGCGGAGCGCCAGGTAGAAAAGGCACACGACCAACTCCTATTGGAATTAAAAGACCTTGAGATTAAATTATATAAATTAGAAAAAGATCTAAATGAATGGAAAGACAAATACTTTGAGGCCTTACAGGAATTAATTCGTGTTAAGGCAGAATTAGAGGGAACTCTGCTTAAATTAAGCCATCTAGAAATTCATTCTGATGAGCACTAGCACTACAAAAATAAAAATAGTATACTAATATTATGACTTGTATTGTTGCTATCGCCCAAAATGGGGTTGTGTATATGGGGTCTGACCATGCCGCCTCAGACGATAAAACTGGCTGGATCCTATCAAGAAAAGAACCAAAAGTTTTTAAAAACGGTCAATACGGAATTGCATTTACAGACTCATTTCGTATGGGACAAATTCTACAGTACATGTGGACCCCTCCAAAATATACACCAACTAAAACTAACTCTGGGTTAGATAAATTTATGCGAACCAAATTTGTTGATTCTGTTAAGGCTGCATTTAAAGATCATGGCTATGGAAGTATTGGCTCCGCATCAGAAGAAGATACTGGTGGAATTTTTATAGTTGGAGTATGCGGTAGACTCTTTACCATAGATGAAGACTTTCATGTTGGAGAAAATATTGTAAACTACATGGCTGAAGGAAGCGGCGGACAGATAGCCCTTGGAGCCCTTCATGCAACAAAAAAGCAACAAAACCCAAAGCTTAGATTAAAAGCAGCATTAGAAGCGGCAACCGAGTTCAATATGAGCGTAGCAGCACCCTATACATACATCCAAGTTTAGTGTATAATTGAATCATGGAAACCGTTGCCTACATACTAATAGCTTTTTTTATTATCTCATCTTTTAGATGGCTGAGGGCAAGGTACACTCTTGGAATTTATTATATTAACAAGTTAGAAGAACTACGGGAGCAGTCACAAAAGAGAGAGTACCCTCTAAGTATTAGCGACTTGAAACCAGAAAATTATGATCATGCGATGGATTTAAGAGGAGCACCAACCCACCTATGCCCATGCGGATGCAATATATGGAATGTAAAGGTTATATTTGAAGAGTTTGAAATAGCTACATATTTTCTTGATATGGAATGTGCTAACTGCGGAAGCATGGCAACAGCACCTACGCTACTAGACAGAGAGATACAAGAATGAGAAAGTCAGAAAGATTAAGGCAGCTTGAGATTGCTGTTATTAGAATGGAAATGCATGTCGAATTGCTTTCAGCAACTCTATCTAATCTATTAGATTCACAAGGCATGGACACCGCCCCGTCGCTAGATAACGGTAAGTGGTACAAAAAACCAACAGACACCCCTTGACATCCTGCCATTATTTAGTAGAATTAGGTTATGAATAAAAAACTAATATCTGCGTTAATCGCACTCACACTATCAGTACCTACAACCGCTCATGCAGCGGGACTACAGAATCGTACAGATTCGAAGCCAGCAGTTGCTATTCTTGATACAGCAATTGACACATCCCTACCAGCATTTCAAGGAAAAATTATTCAAGAGGTATGTATCCTAGAATGGACAACATGCCCTAACGGTGCATCATTCATGGAAGGACCTGGGGCGGCATCAATGCCAGCAGGCCTTATATCAAAAAATGGATTCGATCACGGAACATATATGACATCGGTATTTGTTGCAACCAACCCAAATGTAAATATTGTTTTTATTAAAATTATTGGTAATACTTCAACTGGTATGCGTCAGAATGCTGGGGAAGCTGCAGTATACAATGCTCTTAATTGGGTAAAGTCTAATGCATCAAAGTACAACATTCAAGCAGTTACTATGTCCCAGGGAATGCATAACCTAGGTGCCCCAGGAACAAACTACTGCCCTAAAACACCAGTAACACAGCAGTCTATTAAAGATTTAATTGCTATTGGTATCCCCACTTTTTTCCCTTCAGGAAATGGAAGAGATTACCAGCGTATTGATTGGCCAGCATGCCTAGAAGAATCTATCTCAGTCGGCTACGTCGATCAACAAAACGAAATCTCATCGAACAGCAACAATGATTCAGCAATACTTGACTTTTTTGCACCAGGATTTTTTACAATTGCTGGTCCAGGCAATGTCTCAAAGAATATCGCTGGGTCTTCTTCCGCAATTCAGGTTGCAGGAGCGCAATGGATGAAGCTAAAAGCAGCAAAGCCAACATTTACATATGATCAATTGCTTACTGCTTTTCGTTCTACTGCATCTTCTACAATTGGAAGACAAGGAACGTTTACTAAATTAATTAATATCAACGCAGCGCTTTCCTATACAGCAATAGTTGCAGCACCAGCAGGACCGACTCCTGAAGAATTAGCTGCAGCCAAGGCAGCACTACAGGCAGACGTTAACGCACAAATTGCAAAAGCGCAGGCTGAGTACGATGCAGCAGTCAAAGCAGCATCAGACAAACTTGCAGCACTTCGAGCAGCACAGTTAGCTAGATTAAATGGATAACAAGCTAACAGTACTTGAAGAAATTATTAAAGAGATTGGTGAGGAGTTGTACCAGAAATGGTACAACGCCCTTGCTATTGAAGACAGGACTGAGGAGGCTTCAAAAGCAATGTCAGCCAACGCAGGAGAAACCGCAGTTTGGGTGATCCAAACATTTATGAATAAATTCAATAACGCAGCGGATGAACTAAAAGGAGATTAAGTTGATAGTCACAGACGAATCTTTTGATTCTGTTCTGCAGAATCACAAGTTGGTGCTTATAGATTTTTGGGCACCGTGGTGCGGACCATGCAAAAGGATATCTCCAATACTAGATGAGATATCAAATGAGCGTGGTTTATGGGTTGGAAAGTTAAATGTTGATGAGAATCCTATCAAATCAGCAGAATACTCTGTAACCTCCATACCATATATGGTACTATTTAAGTCTGGGGTCCCAGTTAAAACTATTTCTGGTGCAAAACCTAAGCACGTAATGCTTGAGGAGCTATCAGAATGGATCTAGGAGATGAAGAAGGATACATCAATCACGTAGAGTTTGAAATATGGCTCAAAAATGGTTATGACAGAGGATGGATTTCTGATGTGTTTTGCAATACACACGATGGTCCTCCTATGACAGAAGAAGAAATGCAAGAATGGGATGAAGGCGGAGATCCTTGTTCATTCCAGGTGAAAGTAATAGAACTAAACTAAATTTCTGTTCTCATCAAGAGACAGAGGAAATAAGGAGAATAAATTAAATGAACTCATTTAAGAAACTATCAATCGCTACTGCTGCAGCCCTAGCGATTATCAGCGTCCCTGTATCACCAGCATCGGCAGCACCATTAGTCGTAACGGTGGCAACAGTAACTAACGCAACCACATCTGCAGCACCAGCAACGGTGGCAGTACCATCAAGCAATGTTATTGCTTCTGGAAACACTATCGCACTTGCAGCAACAGCAGATACAGGAACAGTTGTTTCTTTTACTGCATCATCAACAGTTAAGTTAGTATCAGCACTAAACACAACAGATGCACCAAAGACAGTTGCTTCAGGGGTTCCAGCCCTTTCAGTAACTTCAGCAGGCGTAGCGGTTACAGTTTATGCATACACAACCACAACAGCAGTTGGAACGGTTACCATTACAAATGGTGCTTATTCAACAATCGTATATGTTAAGGGAACAGCAGGAGCAGCGTCAAACGTTGCAGTTGCAGTCCCTGCAGCAACAGCAGTTGGAACAATTCCAACAATCACAGTTTCAGCAACAGATGTTTTTGGAAACGTAGTAGCAACAGGTGAAACAATCACCGCTACAGTAATCGGCTCAACATTTGCTGATGGCACAGTCACAAAGACCCTAGTTACTACAACAACAGCAGAAGGCGCAGCAGATACAACTTTAGTAGTTGGATCAAAGACAGCGGCACTTGCCACAGCAGTAGCAGGAACAATTCAGGTTGTTGTTACTGGTGTCACATCAGCAGCAACAGTTACTGGGCTCACAGCACCAGTTAAGGCAGCAACTGCATCATTTACAGTTTCAGATCTTAATGGAACAATCGCTAAGTTAACAGCAGATCTTGCAGCAGAAAAGGCTGGCCGTGCACTTGATGCACAGGCAGCAGCAACTGCTAAGGCAACTGCAGCATCAACTGCAGCAGCAGAACTTGCTTTAGCTAAGGCAGAAACAGCCAAGGTGTCAGCAGATGCAGCAGCAGCAAAGATTGCAGCAGATGCTTCATCAAAGGCCGCAGCAGATCTTGCTAAGGCTACATACAAGGCGGAATACAATGCACTAGCAGCTAAATGGAATAAGAAGTTTCCTAAGCTGAAGGTTGCATTAAAGAAGTAATTTGAGTCCTGGTGGGCGAAAGCCCACCAGGGTTTTTATGAAATCAATCTATTTTAATCATATTCCAAGAACTGGCGGGACAACTATATCCAGGATGCTGTACAGCTCTGGAATAGGTAACTCTAGATTAAAAGTATTTACAAAAGAGATGTCAGCCTATCAAAAAAAAGAATTTAACCATACAAATTTATCAAATAGCGATATAATAATGGGTCATTATGGAATTGCACCATCAATAATAAATCCAGGCATAGACACAATTACATTTTTAAGAAATCCAGTTGATCAAGTAGTAAGCATGTTCTCTAAATTATATAAAGAAAGCCAATCTCAAGAAGCAAATTCTATTGATTTTAACCTAATAAGATTAAGTAAATTCAAAGATGATCCAGTAAATTTATTTAGAGAATGGCTCTATGATGAAAAGTCTAAACGCTATACAAATAATGGGCAAATATCTAATCTAATTAATACAAGATACCCCTATTTATACGACATAGATACAAAAGAAGTATCTGATATGGAAACAGATATAGAAGTAACCGAATCAAATGCAAAGGAAAAAATAGAATCTCTTCTTTTTATAGGGGCTACAGAGAATCTGTATGAAGGATATATAAAAGTTATAGACATCATAAATGATAGATTTAATATTAATTTACTCAAGTCCAATAAAATTGGTAAAGATAATTCAATCGGTACTACCAACGATATATTAAGTACATTAAATAAAGAGGAAATAGATTATATTTTAGCCAAAAATAGCATAGACAACTATTACTGGGGGCTGTCAAAGCAAGATCTTGGACAATGATATAATAGATATACTATAATAGGAGATGATATGGAAACTACAAAAAAGAGTTATATAAAGACATTTAGCTGGGAAGCTTTTCATTTCACAGTGCTTGCTGGAATCATTTATTTATTTACAGGCGACTGGGAATACTCGGGCATTGGGGCATTAGTTTATATTGGAATTGAATCTTTAGGGTATTTTGTACATGAAAGATTATGGGCAAGATTTGGGAATAAGCTTAAATGAAATTTCCAATATTGCAAGAACAGTTCTATACTCAAGAAGAATTAGATTCAGCCAATAGTTTTATGAAAAGCATATTAGATGCACCAACATGGAGAATGCTTAAAGAAATAACTAGAGAGCAGATTGAAACCGATATGCTTGTTCCAGTAGTTGATCACTTTTTAGCAAGAGCACAATGCTCGCTTCCAGAACATAAGGTGCCAGAAGAAATTTTAAGAAAACCAAAAGAAGAAGCAAAAAAAATTAATCCCAACGCACAGATTAGATTTGTTTCTTTTGTTAGATACTCAAATCAATTTGGCTTTCCTCAACTAGGACCACACCTAGATCCAGTATCAAAAGAACATTTCTTTTTTGATGTACAGCTAGACGGTAACGTAGATTGGCCAATAGTTGTTGCAGAAGAAGACCCAGAAGCCCCAGATAAGAAGGGCAATGTAGTGGGGTATAGTTTAAAGAACAATGATTCTTTGTGTATTGAAATTACTAGACAAGCGCATTGGAGAACCCCAGTTAAATTTAAAGATGGGGACTTCATCGATATGATATTTATAAGCTTTGAGGATCCCAACATTGAACCGCCAACACTTGAGTGGCAAACGGAGATCGGATTGAAGTATATGGATGACTATGAGGCAGAACTTGAATTAATATATCCAAAAAACACTACAATAACATTTGATCAACGTGCAGAGTATGCAAAAAATAATGTTAAGCAGATGGGCAAGCTAGATCTAAATGCAGTATCTGCAGAAGAGGGTTCTGGAAAGAAGCAGGACAATGAAATAAGCTTCTTAGACAATAAAAAAGATTTTTATACATTAAAGCAAGAGGCAGAAGCAAAGAAAAAAAATGATGACCCAAGCTGTATGGTAGAAATGATGAATGAAATGAGGGAAAAAAATTAAATTCCCTTTTGTAATAAAAGACATTCTAACTGAAGAAGAGCTAAATTTGTTTAGAAATTTCATGGATGATCTATTAAAAAACAAAAATTATATAATGCTTTCTGATATTTCTAGAGAAACAATTGAAACAAATATGAATGATTGGGTGGTCGACCACTACCTTGGACGAATTCAATGCAGCTTGCAGGACTGGGAGATGTCTGATGAATTAAAGCAAATAATAACCAAATTTGCAAAACAATTTAATGAAAATGCTGAATTTAGATACGTTTCTTTTGTAAGATATTCAAAAGATTTTGGTTTCCCACAGTTGGGGCCACATTTAGATCCTCCAACAAAAGAACATTTCATGTTTGATATACAGCTAAGGTCGACTTTAGACTGGCCAATAGTTGTCGCACAAGATGATGAAATAAAAGAGTATACATTAAATACAAATGACGCTCTTGTTTTAGAAATAACTAGAAATGCTCATTGGAGAAAACCACTAAGGTTTGAAGACAGTGATTATTTAGATATGCTATTTTTTAGCTATACTGACAACAGTCTAGACATACCATCCTTAGAATGGCAGTCAGAGACTGGTTTAAAACATATGGATTCATACAATGAAGAATTGGCTACGGTTTATCCAGAGTCAGAAAAAGAAATTAGAGATAGATATACTAACTCTATAAAAAAAGAAAACTTTATACTTCAAGGGCAGGTAAGATAATGGGAAAGCATCACGATAAAATTAAGAAGGCTTTAGAGCAAAGAATTGCCGCTACCCCAAATGGGTCTGGCTACAAAAAGCCAGGATCAATGAATAAGAAAAAGACAGGGTACCGTGGCCAAACAGCCAAAGGATCTAAATAGTGCTTGGTGATTTATGCGAATGGAACGGCTGTGGCAAAAAAGCAACAAGGATAGCAGCTAAGCCAGCAGGAATGATAATAGATATATGTGATGAATGCTGGCACGAGTATTACAGATCCTAATCAACTAAATGCTATAATAGTCTTATGAGCGGAATACTAGTCCCGCTTAAATAAATAACCTATAGGAGTAAGAAAATGACAGACGGATTGAATTTAACAGGATTTAACGAAGTAAAGCCAGCAGTACAGCACACAATCGGAGAGCAGTACGCTGCCGATCCATCAGCAGCATTCCCTGCATCAGATGTATCTAACCAGCCATCAGCACAAGGCCCAAAGTAAAAATGGATCTATTTGATAAAGAAGAAGTAACTGCTCCATCAATTGAAGCAGCTATCGCTGAGGCTGTAAAGCCAGTAGCACCAACACCAACGCCTGCACCAGTAAAGTCTGGCGCAGAGTGCACAAGAGACACAAGAGGCGAAGCTGATTGTGCAGTAAAGAATTGTGAGAACTGCAACTAATGTGTTACGAATGCGGATGCGAAACATTAGGTAGCCCCAAAGGCGCTACCCCAGTCACAATTACAGATGTATCTAGAGATGGTGAGTCGGGCTTAACCAATGAGTAATAGTTTTAAAAAAGAAGACGGTACTGGCATGGTGCCACCAGCAAATGCTGGTGCGCCTGCTGGTGCTGTTACCAGCACTAATACTCCAAAGAAGTATCCAAGACAGGGTGTAAAGATAGATACAAATAAGCACGGAATAAGAAGAGAGACAAGCTTAATTCCAAAACCCACTAAAAAACCAAGATACAAAAAACCTTAAGAACGGAACAATCTGTGAAATCATTTTATGAAAAAAATGTTTTTGAAGAAGAAGATTTTAATGCTTTAAAAGAAATAGCATTCAAAGACCTGTCATCAGAAAACATATATTTTTCAGAAGCCTATAGTAGATACTATGCTATAACTGATTTTCCAGAAAATATAAAGGCAAAGATCGTTGACTTGGCGAATAAAAAATTTAATACAAAAGATTTAGACATTGTTTATACACATGCAGTAAAGTACCAAATAGTAAATGGCATAAAGCCTAGCCTTAAAAAGCATTTAGATAATTTGCCATCAACCCATGTTATTGATTTATGTGTAGAGACTACATTGCCAGATTGGGGACTTACCGTTGGTGATGATTTTTTTCAAGACGACCCCAACTCTGCAGTATTTCTATACGGGAAAGAAGATATTCATTTTAGGCCAGACTATACTTCTGAAGATGAAAATGATTACTGCGTAATGTTTCTTATTAATTTGGCACCCCCAGGTCATTGGGGGCATAAAGCCGCAGACTCTTTAAAGTTAATGCCAGAACACTTAAGGCAAAAAATGATAGACCAGCTGACACCACACCACAGAAAGAAAGACATGAACAAATGATTATTCAAGTAATAGGACTACCAGGTTCTGGCAAAACTACATTTTCAAAAGAGCTAGCAGATAGAATTAATGCTGTGCATTTAAATGCAGATGCAGTAAGAGCAGAACTAAATAAAGATCTAGGATTTAGCCCAGAAGATAGGATTGAGCAAGCCCGTAGGATGGGTGCGCTGTCTAGGCTTCTTTCAGAGCAAGGATACCATGTAGTAGTAGATTTTGTTAATCCAACAAAAGAAACAAGGTCTTCATTCGGAAAGCCAGATAAAATTGTTTGGATGAATAGAAAGCCCGTAAGAGATTTCCCAGATACAACTGCGATGTGGGAGTACCCAGAGGGTGTTGACCTAATGTTTGACGACAATACAGAATCAAATTTAGCTGCGAGGCTTGCGTGTGTTGACTTTCAATTACACGATTGGAGGGAGCCAACTACACTAATGCTTGGGAGATACCAGCCGTGGCATGAGGGGCACCACGCTTTATATAAAGAGGCGGGTGAACGAACAAAGCAAGTAATGCTTGGTGTAAGAAATACGTACAAGACTAGTAATAAAGACCCACTAGATTTTGACCAAGTAATGGCATATATTGCAGAGGATCCAGTAATGGATAAAGCAATGGTAATTAAGATGCCTAACATTACGAATATAGTCTATGGTCGTGATGTAGGATATAAGATTGAACAGGTATCTTTAGGAGCAGAAATTGAAGCTATTAGTGCTACTCAAAAACGTAAAGAGATGGGCATATAAGGTGTGGGACTTTGTATCTAAGCCAAACAATATTGAGTGGCCATCATGAATGTTACTAAACAAAGATCAGCATTAAAAGCAATTACATGGCGTGTAATTGGAACAGCAGACACGTTTGTTATATCATGGGCCATAACCAAAGAGCCAGTAACAGCAGGAGCAATTGCAAGCTTTGAGGTATTTACAAAAACAATTCTTTACTATTTTCATGAGCGTGGATGGAATAGAGTTAAGTGGGGCAGAAAAAATGATAGATAGAAACATAGATGAATTAAAAAATGAAATTGCTAACCATTTGCAAAATACAAACTACCCCCCAGTCACCCTTGATCTCATAGACTCCTGTATTGAAGCAATCAGGCTAGCTGAAGACAAAAAGTGGGACCATTTGGTAAAGCTACCAGACTCTGTTAAATTTAATGGGGCTGAGTATGCGACAGTAAACGATATAATTGCGGGGCAAAGGCTAGAAAAATGGTTAGACGTTTCTGATCATGCACAAACATTTGGAGCAAATTAATGCGTGTATTAAATTGGATATCAGTTCAAGGACTTTCTTTAGAGCAGGTTTATAAAAAGGTGGACGATGAGCTGAAATCATCAAATCATTTATGGTTTGATGACTATATCATTGGAGGCGGAAGATGGAATACTGGGGTTGATTTGGAGCTGTGCGCTAAAGCAAAAACTAAAACTAAGCTACCAGACAATGTAACATTTGATGGTGATGGAAAAATTCATCACAATATGCTGCTAAACTATAATCTAAGGAGCGAAGACTTTAACACAATAATTAAAGACATCCAAGCGGCAAGATCAATGACAATGGAAAATTTTAAAAAAAGATATCCAAATTTACTTGAAACTATTCCAAAAGATATGGATGACTATTCAAATGGCGATGAGTCTAATTTATATGGTAATGAAAATGAACAAAATAGATATAGCATGAAGCATATTATGAATATTATTAATGGCGAATGGACAGAAGATAGCTATTTTTATGATTTAAAAATGAAAACAAGCAAAATGACATTTTTTAAAGAAAGACTAAGCAATACAGGGTCAGACCAAGAGTGGCTTGTACCAGTAGATTTTCACATTAGAGAGTATAGATAGGAAATAAAATGACTGGTAAATTAATTGTAGGATCCATGCCGCTAGGCAATTTAGAAGATATAACATTGAGAATGCTTGATGCATTTAAAAATGCAGATATTATTTTATCCGACTACCCGACAACATATGCAGATCAACTATTGGAAAAATATGAAATCAATAAAAATTTAATAATCTTAAAAAGCTTTCATTCGTGTCACGCAGATAGGGAGCAGCTAGACTATGTAATTAGTTCTATCAGGGATGGGCTAACTGTCTTAATCATTTGTTCGGAGGGCCAGGTTGCCGTATCCGATCCAGGAGTACAATACATTCAGGAGTGCATTAGGCTAAGCCTGCCGTACGTGGTGCTTCCAGGCCCTAACGCAGGCATACAGGCACTTGTAGCAAGCGGACTATCAAATGGAAGGGTTTTTATACATCCCACAATTGAACCTAAAAATGTTGATACTGAATTCCCATTGCTTAAGGATGTTCAGACAAGCCTAACTGTTTATGTCTGGGGTAAGGATATACCAAAAATTCTTGAAATTATTGAAAAAGATTTTAAGTGGGAAACAGATCAAAATGAGCAATATGCAAATAAACTTATATCATTTTGCTGCGATCTAACATTGCCTACAGAGTTTATAGTTACTGGGTGGGCACACGAAATATCTAAGCACCCAGACCTGCAAAAGATTACTACTAGAACTAAGGTTACTATTGTTATGGGAGAAATGATGCACATGGAAGATTGTGATCATCATATTTGTAATTCAATTAGAAGCCTGTACCCAGGACAAAAGTATCTAGGTGAGCCACAAAAGCCAGTGGATACTACAAAGTTTTATTGTGAGCACCCAAAAGATCCGTGGACTTATAGCAATTAGCTAGAATACTTTTCGTCTTTATTACCAATGCCAGTGAGATCTATTAAAAAGTTAGACCTTTCATCTTGCATCTTAAAATGATTTTCTTGCAAAGGTCTGTCTGGTAGATAAGAGAAGTTGCATACAAGCATATCAATTTCTGCGTCTTCTCTTAAATCAATGTGCTCTCTCCAGTGCTGCTGCTGGGTTCCAGCGAATATTAAACCTTGGTTGTATTTAAGTACTGTTTCTTTGCCTTCTACAACAACTCCCCAATCTTGATTTGAATTAAGCTGGATGTCAATTGTTACTCTTTGAGACACCCTATCGTCATAATGTGGGAACAATTTAGGAATATATCCATATTTTGGGTTGTATCTAATAAAGAAATACTCTTTTAGTATTAGAGTTATTCCAATTTTATCTCTAATTACTTGATTCAGTCTTTGATACATATGCTTGTCTACCATTAAGTTCCAGCTTTTTCTTCCGCCCCAAGCTTGAACAGTAGACTCACTTTGTTCAATAATTTTGTACAAATCTTTAATATTTTCTTCTGTGAGAACGTCGTCTACGACTCTAATTTCAAAGTCCTCATCAATTATAGGACCCTGATTTTTTTTAAATTCATTATATTTATCTTGATCTATCATATACTAATTATACCGCAAAGAATATTGACATCACAATTTATATTGTATATAATGGTTATAAGATGCCCCATAGCTCAGTTGGTAGAGCACCGAACTGTTAATTCGGGTGTCCCTGGATCGAGGCCAGGTGGGGCAGCAAAGAAAGGTAACAATGCGTAATTTGAATACAATATTTTTTTCTTCTAATTTTTTTGATTTAAATATAGATAAAAATGAGTCAGATATTATTAATGAACTGTTTTTACATTGTAAAAGTAAGTTTAATTTAGAGTTTAATATGGAAATAATAAATGAACAGTCTGATGGAGACGGAATATCTGTAATTGTAGTAAGCGATTATGATACAGAAATAGTGTTTGAAGACACTGCAGATATATTAAGGTTCCCAGATAAAAAAAGAATAAGTGCTAGCCCTGGCGACATTATTTCTTTCCACAGCTCAAATAATTTTATATCTAATCAAACAATTAAATTGTATAACTTTAATTACAAGATAGATGAAAAAGTTTTTGGGGAGGGGTCAAAGTTATTTGAGGTAACGGCCACCCTTAAAGACGAATACAAGATAAGGGTTAAATCTGATAGCTATGAGGATGCAATAAAACAGGCCTACTCAATAAATCTTACAGAATGGAAGCACGTGGAATTAAATACTAATCTTCCATCTATTCAGATAAACAGATATACTAAATGGGGAATGCTTGATGCATTTGAGTTGCCCAAAAATCCTGGTTGACTTTTCTACTCTAAAGTGAGATAATGATTTGTATGATAGAAAAAACAGATCCTATGTCAGAAAAATTAGGCAATAGCATTGATAATATAAAAATTATTAAAAACTATATGCCGCATAATCATATTGATGAAATTTTAAGCTACACTGATCTATACCTTGACAAAAATCCAACATTAGATTTAAAAATTAAAATTAAAAATGCTTATTCTCAAAGAGAGCTTTTAAAAGCATACGAGTACCTGCTTAGATCTGAAGCCGAAAAGCTTTATGGCTGGGAGTTTGAAAGAGATAGAACAGTAGACTTTAATAATCGTGAGGCTGGTTCCTCTGTTCCAGAGCATACAGATATGATTCAACCTCATTTTTTTGATCCGCTCGAACCAGTATATTCTTGGTATCAAAATCAATATTCTTGGAGCGGACATCTATCTTTAATCGTATATCTAAATGATGATTTTGAAGGCGGGGAGTTGGTATTCCCGCAGCACAACTTAACAATTAAACCAGAAAAGGGAATGCTTATTGCTTTTCCTGGAAACCTTTACTTCCATCATGAAGTCAAAGAGGTTAAGTCTGGAACAAGAAAAACAATTTCTTTATGGACAAAATTTAAAGGATTTTCTTTATGAAAAGAATAATATGCATGATCAAGGGCCATATGTCTAGAGAGTCTAGCTGTCCATTTACTGGGAATCTGTATGACATATGTGACAATTGTGGCAAGAAAAATGTAATCGGCAACATATCTAATCAATACAAATTTGATGAGATAAATAAGACTTGGAGAACAATATGATACCTATCGGAACTATAGAATGTGAAACATGCAATGAAACTATTGAATTAACTGTAAACCATTTGCTAGAATCTGGTAATTATTGTCAATCTTGCTATCAAAAGGATGTTGACAAAATAAATGGCTAGAGACTGTGTTTGTGGAAGATCCCTTAAGTTTCCATATTGTGATGGCACACACAATAGGTTAGAGAAGCTTAATTTAAAACCAGCACCTCCTAAAGATACATCGACTATACACGGAATGCTGCTCGATGATGGGCTTCCGTACAAAGTATATAAAAATCTTATGCCAGAGGAAACAAGAATAAGGCTTTTAAATATGATGAAGACATTGGATCAAGAGTTTTGGCACGACAGCTCTTGCACAAATGACCCAGTAGATCAACTACGAATGCATATGCCAAGATCAATTAATCATGAGTTATGGAAAGTTGGCGCAGAAAATTACCTTGAATGGGCAAAGCTATTTAATGCAGAAGTTAACAATGTCAGCTACTCACACCCGCTAGACCATGGAAGAATTGTAGACAGAAGAGGCCCAGGTGCCTTCTTAGGAAAGCATCAAGACGTTCCAACTGGAGATTTTGCTAAATATTTTGGAGCAGCTCCAGGTGAATCTTTAATGGAATTTACTCAAATTTTTTATTGGAATGATGATTTTGAAGGGGGCGAGCTAGTATTTTGTGAAAGCGACTTTATAAAAGAGCCAATAGTCTACAAACCAGTTGCTGGTGACGTAATAGTTTTTAGATCCCACCATGAGCACGAGATACTCCCAATTATTGCTGGCGAAAGATACTCTTCCCAATATTTCTTCTACAACAAGAAAAAGCCTAGACCCCCTGCTTAAACTATTGACTACATTTATGTTATATAGTATACTAACTATATGAAAAAAAATAATGTAGCAAAGTCCCAGGCTGGAATAAAGCGCCAAAAGAAAAATTTAAAAAGGCTGGCATCCAAGCCTCAATCTAGTGCATTTGAAAGAAAGCAAGCATTAATTATGGAGCAGATGAGAATTATCTCTAATGAAAGAGCCTAAAATAATGAAGATGGACTGGCGTTCGTTAGGGTATTGGCCAGTTTACAAAGATGGAAAACTTACATGGGAAAAGGATCCAGAAAATGATTGATTGGTTAGTTAATAGAATATTTAGATGGGATTCACTTCGCAAGGCGGTATTTGATGAGGTAAGAATGTACCAGTCCATAGACAGATCAATGTGGGAATATGAAAAAGAAGGACCAACTAATCTAACATGGTCAGAAGGAGATAGATGGTACGGGTGGACTTACAATAGTAACGCTAAGCGTTATTACTTTGATGATATTGGTAACGAATCATTAATAGGCTTATGGGAAGATCAATGGCTTCGTGAAGCGGATGCTCATTGACAATAATGCTGAGTGCTTTCTGCGTTATTTGTAATAAAAACGTAGACGGAAGGCTAACCGAGATGGTTGTCTTAGATTCAGGTAAATGGTTGCACAAAGGCGAATGTCCAAACTGTTTATATGAAATTAAGCGAATTGTCCCTAAAGACAGTTCAGGTTCCTATAATGGCCGTAGAGCAGTTTCCGAAACTGATAATGAAGGTCCGATTCCTTCACCTGAAGCTGATGAGTAAACAATGGGAAGACAAGTCTCAGTGGATCACACACTGCCCCATATGCTTTTGTTCAGTCACACATCAATTATATGACTTTCATATGCAATATCATGAAAATAAGATCGCAATTAGTGAAATCGGCGGCGGTAGAGAGATCCCAGTCAACTACGTTGACACATTTAGGGTAGGGTTTGATGAAAATTTGTAGTTCATGCAAGGTTGCTGAATCAATAAGTGGTAGCTATTGCAAGCCATGTAGGTCTATTTATAATGCTGCCTACCATAGAGCAAATCCAGAGAAAAGTAGACAAACCAGTAAAAAATATGATAAAGAAAATAGAGACAAAAGAGTGGTTCATGAGCAAAAATATAAAAAATCCAACCCAGAGAAAGTAAAAGAATGGGGAAGAAAGAAAAATAGAAAGCGTGAAGCTTTAAAAAGAAACAATGCACATGCACCTTACTCTGAGAAGCAGGTTCTAGATAAGTATGGGAATTTATGCCATATCTGCCAAACCCCAATAGATTTATCTGCCCCAAGACAGTGTGGTAAGCCTGGATGGGATAATGGCTTGCATATAGATCACCTATATCCTTTATCAAAAGGTGGTTCAGATAACTTAGATAATGTTAGACCAGCACACGGAAGATGTAATGTAATTAAAAGTGCAAAGGTGTTTAAGGCAATGAGTGATAGCCCTTGGGGCACGATGAAGGCGGGGAAGCCTAAAGGTGTATAATAGTTCTATAAGGGAATATTCCCTTTAATAGAGAAAGAACTACAATGGCATCACCAATGTGTAAGACATGTTCAATAGAGACAAATAGAGCAGCATGGGCAAACTATCCAGATATGCTCGATCTCTGCAAAATGTGCAAATCCTTTCAGAAATCCATAGAACATACAATAAACTCAGCCGAAAAGATACGAAAGAAAGCTGCAGCAATAGGCAGTAAATTAGAGCATAAAGCAGTTGACTAGAATTATATCAATATAGTATAATTACTATATGGCTAAAAAGAAATATAAGGGTCAATCTAGAGCATCTATCGAAGCTGAGAAAAAGAAAAGTCTATCTGATATTGAAAAGACTAGACGCAAGCTTCAAGCAATTGATGGGCGGGAATTGGAAAGTAAGAGACTTTCTGCTAAGGATATGATAGAACTCAATAGAGCAATACAAGACCTAGATAAGAATAAAGCTTTGATTGAAGATACATATATGGGAACACCTAGCCATAAAGTCTCAACCTGGACTAGAAAGTCTAAAGTCAATAAAAGCAAAATATGGTAAACTAGAACTATGAAAAAGATCCTAATTGCTGATGTGATCAAAGATATATCTGACTCATACCTTGAAGAACGTGCTCTGAGAATTAAAGAGCTCACTGATCAGTTTAATATAACCAAAGACGATGCAACTAATATTGTCGACAATTATAGTGATTATGATACTCAAGATTTGATTGCCAAAGCAATGGAAGCCTATGACCTAGATTTAGGCGAAGCAGAGATGTTTGTGGATGATCACCCAAATGAGTCTACATGGGCAGACTATGAGTCTGCAGCAGAGGCAATGGGTGTGGATATCACAGATGTTGATGATGATGATGTTGAAGCAGTAAATATGGCGGGGGCAAGTGGAGAGATAGAATCTTCATCAGGACCCATAAGATACAAATACATACTAGGCATAGGATATATGGTTCATCTAGTGTTAAATGGCAAAGATATCATGTACCAGAATATAGAACCAGATGTAATGTCTGATTGGATAAATGCTGATTCTGCTGGAAATTACTATTTAGATAATATTCGTAGCAATGTAGCTTTAGATCAAGAACTCTGTGGATGTAATGACAAGCCCTGTGTAGACACAGATATAGCACAAATTAACAGCTAACTCCTATATCCCCCTCCCATTTATCTCCTCTCTAATAGCCCTTCTAGGGCTTTTTTTGTGGAGTAAAGTGGAGCATTGTGGAGAATTTATACTATAGATAGCATATCATATACTATAGTTATATATAGTTAGATATACATATGTAATGACGCATCCTTAATAGATAACGTATCGTAATGTCTATTCATTTGGGCATACATGCATGCATATTGATCCATATTTGTCAATAGATTTCATGAGGAATTTTGATCTATTTTGCCAAATTCTCTACACATTTGTCGACATTCTATATGTATAATTAATCATATAGACATATTGTGTAGCATTTTCAGGGATTTTTGTCAAGGCTTCGTAAATAGAAAATTTGGCCCAAGCTTCAGGGGTTTTGATCATGTATCGTAAATAGAAAATTTGGCCCACATGCCCACACATACAAAAAATCCACAGGATGTGGATAACCCTGTGGATAATTTGGGCTAGATATGTTTATCTATCTAACCAGGCATTCGATCTCTCATTGTATGTATGCCTCTATTGACTGAATGGGTCTTCTTCTTCCCGCCAACCAAAGATTCGTTCTCTTACTGGTTCCTCCCGTTTTACTTTGTAAGAACGGGACGGCAACTTAAGATTAACTAAGTTGTTATCTTGCTGATATGCCTTGATACATTCATTCAGTTCCTTGGCTAATGCTAGACCTTCTGTATATGTACCTTGATTTGAATATACATCATACATCTTTGCCTGCTCTGATATTACTGATACAACCATTTCCATAATTCGGTCAATTGTATAGATTGGCTGTTCCGCCAGATATCGACCAAAGATAGTTGGATTGAACCAATGGTCATCCATTAGATTAACTAATGATTCTGCTACTTTGATTTCTTGTGTTTTACTCATTCGTCCGCCTTCCGCCTAACTGTCAATTGTACCAAAAATAAGAGAGGAGGTCAAGGACCAACGAAGCCCCGACCTCCACCCCTGGAATTACTTAGCCTTATTGCTTGGTGTTTCTGCAGTAAATGTAACGCCCTTGGCTACAGCTTCCGCTAGAGCTACCTTGGCTGCTCCTGAGAAACGACCACGTACACCGACTGTAATGCCTTGCTGCTTTAGATATTCACGCTTTGTTGTCATTTGAATCCCCTTTCAAGAGATGTTTTATTTAGTATATCAGTTTTCAGGGGTATTGTAAATACCCCTCGTAAGACAAAATTTTTGCCCCTACGAAAGATCTGCTTGTTCAATACGATCTTTAATTAATTTAGCAATGATGTTATGGGCCTCAATATTTTCTGTTTCGGATCCACCCCACAAAAGCTTTTGTGCTGTATTTAATTGATCATTCAGGTAGTTGTCACTCATCTTCATCTTCGTCTTCTTCCTCTTCCTCAAACATTGTGTCTACAATGTATTCACGATTCATCATCCATTCAAGTACATCGTCCTGATGTTGTTCCGCCCCGTACTCTAGAGAGAAGCCCTGGCCCGCCTCCACGGCCTCGCAGAGGTGCCCCCACATCTCGTCTATGGTGCAGTTCTGCTTGTAGGTCTCATCCTCAAAGATGTTGTTAATTGTCGACCACGTCCACAGCCATACTAGTGACAGCCCTAGGTCCGTAGTGTCTAGAATCTTTAAACATTCGTTTAGTTTATCTTTGTCTTCAGGCTTCATAGTGTACGTGCTCCAATCGCAAATGATAATTGATAAGTTAATTGATACAGTTCGACTAGCATATCTAGGCGACCTTCACATTCTGTACGGACCATAGAGTCCATTGCCTCTTCTGATATCTCTTCTTGTTCTATTGCACTTGCTAGGTCCTGCTCAGCAATGAGCATTAGATTCTTTAGTTCTCCGTGCATAATGTCAAGGCCCGATACTCCAGCGTTGACCATACGTTGCAAATGGGGCGGGAGCCCAATATCTTCTGCATTCATTTTATACCCTTTCGTTAGTAGAATTCATTATATCAGTAGCCACTGACAATAAATGCCTGGTTGCTTCAATTTGTCCTGGGATATCAATTACATTGATAGATTCAGGATTCATTTCTAAATCTTGTTCAAGACTAATTAAATGAAGTTTCATATACTCCATAAACTGTGATGACTTAGTCATAGTAATATTCTCCTGTCTCTCTATTGAAGTATCTTACCATAGAGCACTGACAAGTAAAAATTCCAGGGACATCTGAACACTCCCAGTAATGCTGACATTTAGCCCCCATTAGTCAAAGTACCCTTCTGCCCATAGGCCTTGCAGGAAATCATTTGCTTTCAACAAACCTTCAACTAAAGGGTCTTTGTCTACTTGCTCAACATCTGATTTCATAATATAAAAAAGCTTTGCATCGTGTATAGCATTAGACATCTGATCGATATCTTCTTTTGTGTAGCCTAACATTATGCCTCCTCTAATTCCCAAGACGTAT